ATAAATCTAGGTATTGCAAGATATAAAAACAGCGGTTCTACATCGCAGATAATAAAAAATTATGGCTGAGTCAGTTGTAAAGAGTTATTTTCCTAGCCAAGTAGCTAGTGATTTAGAAAAAGTTAGCTCAGAATATGGGCTAAAGGTTGCTAAAGCGATCGAGGACGAATGGTTTAAAAGGGACGGTGGCGTTTATCGTTTCCATAGTAACCAAGAAACGTTTCATAATAGAAGACAATATGCCCGTGGTGAGCAGTCTATCCAGAAATATAAAGATGAATTATCAATTAACGGTGATTTATCATACCTAAACTTAGACTGGAAACCAGTACCTATTATACCAAAGTTTGTAGATATTGTTGTAAACGGTATATCTGAGAGAACTTATGATATAAAAGCATTTGCACAGGATCCATATGGTGTATCTAAAAGAACACAGTACATGGAGTCCGTGTTAAAGGATATGCAAACCAGAGAATTATCTGAATTTGCTGAAGAAGCTTTTGGTGTTAGTTTATACGAAAACCCAAAAGAGCAACTACCCGACAGTATGGAAGAGCTAGAGCTACATATGCAGCTCACATACAAGCAAGGTGTAGAGATAGCTGAGGAGCAGGCTATAAGAACAATACTAGAGGATAATAAGTACGAAAACATAAGAAAACGACTTAATTATGATCTCACTGTTCTTGGTATGGCATGTGTTAAAAATACATTTAACACGTCTGAAGGTATTAAAGTAGAATACGTTGACCCATCAGCAATGGTGTACTCTTTTTCTGAGTCACCATATTTTGATGATATATATTATGTTGGAGAGGTAAAGAACGTACCTGTTAATGAATTAAAGAAACAGTTTCCAGAACTCACCGACGATCAACTAGACGAGATACTTAAGAAGAGTATCTACGACAGAGGTCACTACAGTAACTCACCAAGAAACAATCATACTATTGATGCTAACACTGTACAAGTGTTGTACTTTAACTACAAGACCTACATGAACGAGGTTTACAAGGTTAAAGAAACAGCAACGGGTGCTAGTAAGATTATAATCAAAGACGATCAGTTTGATCCACCAGCAGATCTTGAAGGTAGCTTTGGTAAGATATCAAGATCACTAGAGGTATTATACGAAGGAGCTCTTATTCTAGGTACAGACATCTTGTTAAAATGGGAGATGGCTAAGAATATGATGCGTCCAAAGAGTGATGATACTAAAGTTAAGATGAACTACAGTTTGGTTGCACCACGCATGTACCAAGGCCGTATTGAGTCTCTAGTTTCAAGAATCACTGGTTTTGCTGATATGATTCAGCTTACACACTTGAAATTACAACAAGTGTTAACGCGTATGGTGCCAGATGGTATCTACATCGATGCTGATGGTCTTGCTGAAATTGATCTTGGTAACGGGACAAACTATAATCCACAGGAGGCGCTTAACATGTTCTTCCAAACGGGTAGTATCATAGGGCGTTCATTCACATCAGATGGTGATATGAACCCTGGTAAAGTACCTATTCAAGAGGTAACTTCTGGTGCTGGAGGACAAAAAATACAAGCTTTGATAAGCACATATAACTATTACTTGCAAATGATCCGTGATGTAACTGGATTAAATGAAGCTCGTGATGGTTCTATGCCTGACAAAAATGCTCTTGTAGGTGTTCAGAAACTTGCTGCTGCAAATTCTAATACTGCTACAAGACACATACTACAGTCTAGCTTGTTCCTAACAGCTGAGCTTGCAGAGGGCTTATCTTTGATGGTATCAGATGTTCTAGAGTTTTCACCAATGCGTGAAGCTTTGATAAACAAAATAGGTGCGCATAAAGTTGGTATACTAGATGAGCTTACAGACCTACATATCCATGATTTTGGTATATTCATAGAATTAGCACCTGATGAAGAGGAAAAGCAACTTCTTGAAAACAATATACAACAAGCACTTGCTCAACAGTCTATAAACCTTGAAGACGCTATTGACGTTAGAGAGATAAAGAATGTTAAGTTAGCAAACCAGTTGCTAAAGCTACGTAGACGTAAGAAGCAAGAGATGGATCAGCAAATGGCTCAGCAAAACATGCAGGCTCAGGCTCAAGCAAACGCTCAGACACAGCAAGCTGTTGCACAAGCAGAAGCTCAGAAACAACAGGTTATTAGCCAAGGCAAGGCACAACTTGCTCAACTGCAGTCTCAGCTAGATATGCAGAAGCTACAGACAGAGGCTCAGATCAAGAAAGAGCTTATGGCTAAAGAGTTTGAGTACAACATGCAGTTAAGAGGCGTAGACCTAGAAAAGCAAAAGGAAAACGAAAAATACAAGGAGGATAGGAAAGATAAGAGAACTAAACTCCAAGCTTCACAACAAAGTGAATTAATAGACCAAAGACAGAACAACAAACCACCTAAAGATTTTGAATCATCTGGCAACGATACATTGACCGGAGGGATGGGATTAGGTTATTTTGAACCTAGGTAATATAACTAATAGTATCTTTTAATATTTTATTTTAACATGGAAGAAGAAAACACTGTAAGCCAGGAGGAAAAAGTCCAGGCAAAATACGAGGATGATGGTGTCATCCGAGTTGACTTAAGAAACTTTAAACAAGAGGAAAATGTATCAAGCGAAAATGCCGAAGAAACCGGGGTGCGGATGCCCGACAATGAATTGCCAGTGTCAGAGCAACCCACAGCCGATAACTCAGCAAGCGACGAGCCCAGTGAAGTACGGGAAGAGTCCAGCGCAGATGAGTCCGTACAAAATGACGGAGAGCCCGTTGAAGAAGTACGGGTGCTCGAAGAAGTAACAGACGAAGAGGTTACTGAAACAAAAGCTGAAGATGTTGATGTAGAGCCAGAGCCTACAGAAACAGTAGAAGAAAAGGTAAACATTAATTTACCTGAAAACGTAGAAAAGCTAGTTGAGTTCATGAACGAGACTGGTGGTTCATTAGAAGACTACGTTAGGTTAAATAAAGATGTTGACTCGCTTGATGAACAACAACTTGTTCAAGAATATTACAAGGTGACTAAACCACACCTTGATGACGATGAGATTAATTTCTTGATTGAAGACAGCTACTCTTACGACGAGGAGTTAGATGACGAAAGAGAGATTAAACGTAAGAAACTACTCTACAAAGAAGAGGTTCAGCGTGCTAAGGAGCACTTGAACAACATGAAGAGCAAGTACTACGATGAGATTAAGGCTGGTAGTAGGTTAACGCCAGACCAGCAAAAAGCGGTTGATTTTTTCAATCGTTACCAAAAAGAAAATGAGGAATCATCCAAGCTAGCACAAAGGCAAGCATCGGTATTTACACAGAAGACTGAACAGGTCTTTAGCCAAGATTTCAAAGGTTTTGAATATCAAGTAGGCGACAAGAAATACCGTTTTAATGTCAAGGATGCTGGTAGGGTCAAAGAGACTCAAAGCGACATTAGTAATTTTACCAAAAAGTTTTTGGGTAATGACAATACTATAGGGGATGCTAAGGGTTATCATAAAGCCTTATTTACAGCGATGAACGCAGACGCTGTGGCTAATCACTTTTACCAACAAGGTAAAGCTGACGCGATGAAGGAAAGTTCGCAACGTTCTAAGAATGTTGATATGAGTCCTAGAGGTACTCACGAGCAGACTACACAAGTTGGCGGCTTTAAGGTTAGAGCGATTAGTGGGGATGATTCAGGTAGACTGCGTGTGAAAATTAGAAAATAAACTTAAACACATTAAAAAATGAGTTTTGCATCACAGGGGGCATACCCAGCAGGGTTAACTCCGTCCCCAACAAAAACATTGTTCGATAAGAACTACTTGTCTCTTGCAGACAACGATTTCAACTTCGCTTCACAATTCTTGCCTGAAGTTTACGAAAAAGAAGTAGAGCGTTACGGTAACAGATCTATCTCATCTTTCTTGAGAATGGTTGGTGCTGAAATGCCAATGGCTTCTGACGAAGTTGTATGGACAGAACAAGGCCGTTTGCACGTTGCTTACAACGACGCGGTTATTGCTACTGCCAACGACGCTACTGACAACACTATCAACATCACTGGTCACGCTATCCGCGCTAACCAAACTATCGTTGTAGCTGTTGGTGTTACTACTGTACGTGCTTTTGTTAAGTCTGTTTCTACTAACAGCATCGAAGCATACCCATACGATAGCGACACTTGGCCATCTACTTTCGTTGCTTCTGGTACTAACCCAGACTTGAAAGTATTCGTATTCGGTTCTGAGTTTGGAAAAGGTGCTGCTGGAATGTCTGGATCAATCGATGCAGGTTTCCAAAAGTTCAGCAACTCTCCAATCATCATGAAAGATAAGTACAACATCAATGGTTCTGACACTGCTCAGATCGGTTGGGTTGAAGTTACTTCTGAATTGGGTACTTCTGGTTACTTGTGGTACTTGAAGTCTGAGCACGAGACTCGTCTACGTTTCGAAGACTACTTGGAAATGACCATGGTTGAAGCGGAAAAAGTTACAGCTGCTGCTGGTATCACTGACGCTTCTGGTGCTACAGTACGTGGTACTGAAGGTTTGTTCGCTGCTGTTGAAAGCAGAGGTCTTCAGTTCAATGATCACGACTTCAACAACTCTACTGGTTTGACTGGTTTGGGTGAGTTTGATATCGTTCTTCAAGAACTTGACAAGCAAGGTGCTATCGAAGAAAACATGCTTTTCTTAGATCGTGGTACTTCTTTGGCTATGGACAACATGTTGGCTCGTGCTAACAGCTACGGAACAGGTGGTACTTCTTACGGAGTATTCGAAAACAGCGAAGACATGGCATTGAACTTGGGCTTCTCTGGTTTCCGTCGTGGTTCTTACGATTTCTACAAAACTGACTGGAAATACTTGAATGACGCTGCAACTCGTGGGTTGACTGGTGACATCGACGGTATCTTGGTTCCAGCAGGTGTTTCTACTGTATACGACCAAACTTTGGGTAAAAACATCCAGCGTCCATTCTTGCACGTTCGTTACCGCGCTTCTGAAGCTGACGATCGTCGCATGAAGTCTTGGATCACTGGTTCTGTTGGTGGTAACTACACTAGCGACATTGATGAAATGAACGTACACATGCTATCTGAAAGATGTTTGTGTGTTCAAGGTGCGAACAACTTCGTATTGTTCAAAGACACTACTGCATAAGAAGTGTAATAACTGTAAGATTTTGCCCTCGTCTTCGGACGGGGGTAATTCTTACTCTTTTTTATAATATCATATTATGGCAACTAAAACAAAACAACCAGCAACTAGCTGGGAAATGAAAGACCGTGTTTATTACCTAGTTGGTAATAAGCAACCGATTGTGATGACATTACCATCACGTCACACTGAAAAGAGACCTTTACTTTGGTTTGATGAAGAAAGAGGTTATCAAAGAGAACTAAGGTATGCTACAAACATGCCTTCTCCGTTCGCTGATGAACAAGAAGGACCAGTTACCTTGGCTCATATTATTTTTAGAGATGGTACTTTATTTGTACCAAGACAAAATCAAGCTTTGCAGAAATTGCTATCATTGTATCACCCGTTGAGAGATACACTATATTCAGAGTTTGATGCTGTCAAAGAAGCTGTTGATGAGCTAGACTACATTGAGAACGAGCTAAACGCTCTTAATTTAGCGGCAGGCATGGATTTAGACATGGCTGAAGCGATACTAAGAGTAGAATACGGTTCTAAGGTCAATGAGATGACATCTAAGGAACTTAAACGCGACATCATGGTGTTTGCTAAGAGAAACCCTAGTTTGTTGATAGAATTAGCTAATGATGAAAACGTTCAGATTAGAAACTTTGGTATCAGAGCTGTAGAAGCTGGAATACTAAAACTAGGTGATGATCAACGTACGTTTAATTGGGCAAGTAACGGTAGAAAAGTTATGACTGTACCGTTTGATGAAAACCCATATTCGGCACTAGCAGCCTTCTTTAAAACCGATGATGGTATTGAAATTTACCAAAACATCGAAAAAAGGTTGAAATAAATGGTTGAGGGGTGATTTATATAATAGGTCACCCCTTCAACAAAAAGATAAACAATGGCAATAAGCGTAGATACTGTATACCAAAGGGTACTGGCGATACTCAATAAAGAACAAAGAGGTTATGTGACACCAGAAGAGTTCAACCTTTTTGCCAACCAAGTACAGCTTGATATTTTCGAGCAGTACTTTTATGATATAAATCAGTTTGGAAGACTACACGGTAATGATACCGAGTATTCTGACATGCTTGATAACTTAAACGAAAAGATAAGTGAGTTTGAGAAAACTGGAACACTATCTTACAGCGCTGGTTACTTTCAGGTTCCTAGCGATCTATACAGAGTTGGTACTTTGATATACTCTAACAAAGAAGTTGAGAGAGTAAATAAGAACGAATACTTGTATATAGCTCAGTCACCAATTGCTAAGCCATCAGATTCAAGACCTATATACACTAAAGATACTAGTGGTTTCAAGGTTTACGGTAGCAATGAGTTTGACAACAGTAAAACTGTTACAATCAACTACATTAAGAAACCAGCAAAAGTTATATGGAACTACAACACTGTTTTAGGTAACGCGCAGTACAAAGCTACTGGTTCTGTTGATTTTGAACTACACCCATCAGAAGAAACTGACGTGGTGATTAATATACTCGCTCTCTGTGGTGTTGAGGTTAGAGACCTAAGCATTTATCAGTTGGCTACACAGGAAGAAATTAGAGATACACAAGAAGAAAAGCAATAATAAATGGGATTGTTTACAGGAACACAAGAAGATTATTACACCGGGTCCGACTTTGGTGGGTATCAGTTTATAAGCGTAGACGATCTCATCAATAACTTTATAATTGCTTATGTCGGTGAAGACAAGATAATATCTAAAATAAAGAGAACAGATGTGGCATTTCACGCACATAGGGCTTTGCAGGAACTTAGTTATGACACGCTCAGATCGTACAAGTCTTATGAAATCGAAATACCGCCGTCACTTACGATGGCGCTCCCGCACGACTATGTAAACTATGTTAAGTTTACTTGGTTGGATGATTCTGGTATAGAGAGAATACTTTACCCAGCACATAAAACATCTAATCCATCAGCTATTGTACAAGCGGCTAATTATGACTACACGTTTGATGGTAGTGGTAATTTAGTGTTGGCTTCAGATTCAGATACATGGACTAAATACAAGGCTGGTACTACAGACAATACGGCGACAGATGATGCACCTGAGTTTGATGCAACATACGGCAGTAGATTTGGTATTGATCCACAGTATGCACAGATCAACGGTACTTTTTACATTGATGATATAAAAAGTAAAGTTCATTTTGGTTCTGAGATGGTTGGTCAAACAATCACTATAAAATACATAAGCGATTCAGTTGCTACAGACTCTGAGATGAAAGTACATAAGTTTGTTGAAGAAGCAGTTTACAAGCACATCGCTCATGCTATTTTATCTACTAGAGCTAATACACCTGAGTATATTATTGGTAGATTTAAGAAAGAAAAGTTTGCGGCAAAAAGAAACGCTAAACTTAGATTATCAAACATCAAGCTAGAAGAGTTAACTCAAACATTAAGAGGTAAGTCTAAGCAGATAAAACACTAAGGCATGCCAGAGTTGAAGAGAGTATTTACATCGGGTAAGATGAACAAGGATCTCGATGAGCGCTTAGTACCAAATGGTGAATACAGAGATGCCTTAAACGTAAAAATAAGCGATTCAGAGGGGTCTGATGTTGGCGCTATAGAGAGTGTTCTTGGTAACACAGCTCAGTCATCGATAAATTTTACTAACGCTACTTGTATAGGTGTAGTTAAGGATACTCAAAATAACAAGCTGTACTGGTTTGTAACCGATGATAACGGTGACTATATACTAGAGTATAACGAGTCTTCTGACTCTGTTAGTTTTGTTTTGATAGACTACAACGGTGTTCTAAACTTTAGTGTAGGTAATTTTATAACAGGTGTAAACGTGTTTGATGACATGTTGCTCTGGACTGATGATCTCAATGAACCTAGAAAAATAAAAATATCAAGGTTTAAAAGCGGTACAAACCAAAGCGGTCAAGATCACACGACTGTATACGGTAGAGACTTTATAGCGTCAGATGTTACCGTTATAAAAAAGAAACCAAACCTTAGACCTGATTATGTAGCTGATTCTACAACAAGATCAGGCGTTGGTTCTGGCTTGAATTACGTCACTACTAGTAAAAATTTCACGGAGTTATACAATGGTAATTATGTACCAAGAGAAGTTGGTAGCTCTGTTTCGTTTACAGTTAGTGCTGCACCAAACTGGGTGGCTAACGATATCATTATACTAAACGCTAGTGAAATAAACGATAACAACTTTGAGGACGAATACCAAGTAAGAATAAAAGTAACGTCTATAACTGGCGCTTTACTCAGATACGTAACTGGTACTATACAGTCTATCTCATCTGGTATGAGAAATATAGAGTATGAGTGGACATGTATCTTAGAAGAAGAACCACCTATGTTTGAGCTGTCTTTTCCAAGATTTGCTTATAGATGGAGATACGTAGATGGTGAGATATCTGGTTTTTCACCTTTCACCAACGCTGTATTTGTACCTGGTGATTTTAAATACGGATCTGTAGATGCGTATAACGAGGGTATGATTAACAACCTTAGAAAACTAACGCTTAGTGGTTTTGAAACACCACCAGCTGATGTTGATAAGCTTGAAATACTGTATAAAGACTCGTCTAACAATGAGGTTTATGTGGTTGAATCAACCCCTGCTAGTACAACATCGTACAGTATTACAAGTGAAATTATAGTTAACCTAGTTGACTCTAACCAGCTTCTTAGAGCATATGACAATGTTCCTATAAAAGCAAAGTCTCAAGAGATAATAGGCAACAGGTTGGTTTATGGAAATTATGTACAAGGTTATGATATCTCTGAC